AGAAAACGGTACTTCAGGTGATGAAGAGCTAGAAAAGAACTTAATGATTATCGAACAAGAGATGATGAAGTCTATTGAAAGAGAAGCTATTAGAGTCCCAGTTTTCGATGCAGTAAAACAGTTAATTATAGCTGGTAATGCTATGCTTTATAAACACGAAGATGGTATAAAGAACTATAAATTGTCTAATTATGTAATAGTTAGAGATTTTAGAGGTAATCCTTTAGAGATTATTGTTAAAGAAGGTATTACACACAGTACACTACCAGATGACATAAGAGACCAGCTAGAAGCTAGTGAAGACTTTGACCCTGCTAAGAAGATAGAAATCTACACAAGAGCTATTAAAAGAGCTGGTGTATGGTATGAGTATCAGGAAGTAGAAGATGTTTTCGTTGAGGGTTCAGATGTTACTTATTCAAAAGAAGAAGAATTACCTTTTATTCCATTAAGATGGACATCTATTAATGGTGAGCATTATGGTAGAGGTTTAGTAGAGCAATACTTAGGTGACTTTAGGTCTCTTGAGGGTCTATATCAACTTCTATTAGAAGCTTCATCAGTTATGGCAAGAGTATTATTCGGTGTAAAACCTGGTAGTATTCTTGATGTAGATGATATTAATAATGCAGAGAATGGTCTTGCTATTGTAGGTGACTTTGATAGTGAACTTACAACTATGAGAATAGACAAAAATAGTGACCTTCAAGTTCCTATGAACCTAGTACAAGATGTTACTAGAAGATTAGAACAAGCATTCCTTGTAGCTTCTTCAGCAACTAGAGATAGTGAAAGAACAACAGCTACAGAGATTAGATATATGGCAGCTGACTTAGAACAAAGTTTAGGTGGTATTTATTCAATTTTATCATTAGAGTTCCAAAGACCTTTAGCTTACCAACTACTAAAACAACAAAAAATTAGTCTACCTGAAGGTATGATGGATGTTGTTATTGTTACTGGTATCGAAGCATTAGGTAGAAACTTAGAGCTAGATAAACTAAGACAATTCAATGGTCTACTACAAGAGATAGGGTCACCAGAGCTTATTCTACAAAGAATGAACATAGATGCCTATATTAGTAAGATTGGTAATGCATTGTCATTAGATACATCAGATTTAATCAAGTCTCAAGAACAAATACAAGGTGAGCAACAACAAGCTCAGCAAGACCAGTTACTACAACAAGGTGCTGGTAATTTAGTTAATCAAGCCACAATGGCACAATAAACAATAGCCTTAAAGGAGAAATTATGGCAAAGACAAAATCACTATATGAATTAAAACAAGAAAACTTAAAGAAGAAAAATAGAAATGCTATCACAGATGCTGACTATTACTTAAGAGATAAAGAAGAAGAAGCAAAGAGAGGTTATCCTAACTCATTGGACATGACTCCAGCAGTTGTTGAAGCACCTAAAAAAAGAACTACTACAAAGGCTGACTAATGGAAGGTCAAGTAGATAATAATCAAGTTGTACAAGAAGGTAATGTAGAGGGTCAAGAAGGCTCTCACCTTTCTGAAAGAGAACAAATTGAACAAGAGGCTTTAGCTAGGTTCAAAGAGTCACAAAGGACTGAAGCTGAGAGAGCTGAAGGTACGCCAGAAGGTTACAACGAAGACGGTACTCCTAAAGAAGATTTAATTGATGGTAAGTTTAAATCACAAGAAGATTTACTACAAGCCTACAAAGAACTTGAGAAAAAAATGTCTCAGCCTAAAGAAGAACCTAAAGAAGAGCCTAAAAACCCTACTGATGAAAATATCCCTACACAAGTAGATGTTAATAAGTATGGTCAAGAGTTTGTAGAGAATGGTAGTTTATCAGAAGCTTCTTACAGTGAACTAGAGAAATTAGGGTTTAGTAAACAAGATGTAGATACTTACATTGAAACTAGACAACAAATGGGTAACTCTTTTAATGAGTCTATTATGTCTAAAACTGGTGGACAAGAAGGATACCAAGAGTTAGTTACTTGGGCAGCTGATAACTTGTCTACTCAAATGATTAATGAATATAATGATGCTCTAACTAAGTTTGACACTAAAAGAGCTACAGAAATTTTAGAGTTTATGCAATTCAGAAAAGGAGAGTCTACTCCTGCTCCTACTAGAAGATTAGAAGGTGATGCTGACGGTAATGGAGGTCTACAACCATTTACTGATAAGAATGAATGGCAAAAGGCTATGACTAATAGACTTTATGGTAAAGACCCTAAATATACTAGAATGGTAGACAACAGATACTTAACTTCAAGAAAAAAAGGTATCTTATAATCAGTAATATGAACAGAGAGGCTTAAGTTTATACTTTCGTACCACTCGCTTGGCATCTATTTTGTCTCCTTTGAGGTGCCGAGTATTTATAAGGAGACTTAAGGTACTACTAAGTACTTATCGTATCTTACGTATGGTGTAACAACCTACAACAGAACCAACTGTATAACTGGTACTTTTCAGTATTCCTAATGCTAGTTTGATGTAACTTCTGTAAGCCCTTTGTGGAAGATGCGTTCGGAAACATTGGACAACTTAAAGAGGACTGAAAATAAGCAGCAGATGCTACACAAAATAAAACATTAAGGAAAAACATGAGTTTTTTAGTAAATAATATCGGTAATAACAACGCAGCTACTAGAGGGTTGCCAACAGAAATGGAAAATGCACTTGAGATTTATTATGGTCAAGTGTTAACAGCTTTCGATAGAAAACAATTATTCTTAGATTTAGTAACAACAAAGTCTATTGAGTCAGGTTCGTCAATTTCTATTCCAGTAATTGGTCAATCATCGGATGCCGATACTAATACGCACGTACCAGGTACAACATTAAGTATGTCTTCTATCCCAGTGAAAGAAAGAATTATTAATATTGATGCTTTAGAGTACTACGCATTAGCAGTTGATAAATTCGAAGAAAAAGTTTTACACTTCGAAACTAGAGGTGAATTAGCTAAACAAGCTGGTGAGGCTTTAGCAGTTAAGATTGACAAAGCAGTAGCTTCTAACTTAGTAATTGCTTCTCAAACATCAGGTACAATTGGTGGTGAGGCAGTACAAGCAGATGGTACAGAAGTTAACAATGATGTTATCGACTCTGGTGCTACTCCTAAAGATAAAGGTAATGCTTTAATCGAAGCAACATTTGCAGCAGTAGCAGCGATGGAAGAAAAAGATGTAACTGGTGAGAAATACTTAGTAGTATCACCTATTATCTATTCTTACTTAGCACAATCTGATGGTGTGAACAAAGATATTACATCTGGTGACAATGGTGGTATTAATAAAGGTACTATTATGGAAGTTGCTGGTATTAAGATTTACAAATCTAACTATATCCCAGTTGACTCTTCTATTGATGTAGGTGGAACTAACAAGAAGTTAAAAGCTATGTTATTCACATCTGAAGCAGTAGCAGTAGCTAAGTTAATGGACGTTACGTCTGAGGTTAACTACATTCCAGAGCAATTAGCAACATTAATGACAACTTACTATTCATATGGTATGGGTGTTCTTAAACCTGCTTGTTCTTGTGTTATCACTGGTGGAACAGTAGCTTAATAAATCGTAAGGTTTATCAGAGGGTCTCTCTCTTGAGACCTTCGACTAAATTTTACAAAGGAATTATAAATGACAGAAATTGACGCAATTAATAGAATGCTAAGATATATTGGAGAGTTACCTATACCTAGTGATGTGGTATTAGATGACTTACCAGAAGGACATGAGGCATTACAAGCTAGAGTTATTCTTCAAGAAACATTAAGAGAAGAACAAGAAGATACTTATTGGTTTAATAAGCAAACAGTTAGTTATTACCCTAACTCAAGTGGATACATAACACTACCAGATAATGTAATCAGTCTACAACCAACTGATAATAGAAATCTAGTTAAATCTGGTAATGACTTATATGATGTAGAAGAAGAAACAAAGATATTTGATGATGCTGTAGAGTTATATGTATTGCTTGAGATACCTTTTGATGATATACCTGATGTGTTTAGGACGTATGTTGTTCTAGTAGCTGCTAAACATTTACATACATATTTAAATGGTGATGAAACAACACAGAAAGAACTTATACAAAAAATACAAATTCAAAGAGTTAAGGTACAAAAAGAACATCTTAAACAATCTAAATTTAATTTAATTAAAGGAAATAGATTAATAGATAGAGGTTCTAACCCTACAGCTCTTGCATAGGAGAATAAATGGCAAAGATTAATAAAGTATTTCCTTCATTTTATAATGGAGTATCTCAACAGTCTGCTGAATTAATGACAGATACACAATGTAAAGAAATGACAAACTGTGTACCTGGTCTAATTCAAGGGCTACATAAAAGACCACCAGTACAGTTTGTTAGAGATAAAAACCCTTTTGATGAAGAAGAAACAGTTATTCATACCTATGATAGAGGAGAAGATGATGAAGAATACATCTTTGTTTATACTAATGATTTAAATAAACCTCTAGAGATATATAATAAAGAAGGACATCTTCAGATAGTTGAGTGGGAAGAAGAGAATGAAAGTGAGTTGAAACAGTACTTACATAACGGTAACCTTAAAGGCTTAACAGTACAAGATAGAACGTGGTTAGTTAATAAGGAAGTTAATGTTGAAGTAGATATGACAGATGCTCGACCACTACAAGAAAGTTATGATAGAGTAGCTTACTACTGGCTAAAAAGAGGTAGTGGTGATAGATACAACCCATATAACTATGCTGTTTATTTAAATGGTACTATGTATGCTGTAAACCCTAATAAACCATCAGGAGATACTAAAGACCCTGCTACTGGAGCTGAGGATACTGACTGGGCAGCTAACGACCTTTATAATAAGATTAATGGAGCAGTTCTTAGTCTTTATAAAGCAGAAGCTTTTACGTCTAATCTTTTTATGGAAGTAAAGGAAGATGATGTATTTATAGGTAAAGAACTAGTAGGCGTGGTAGCACCTTCAGTTAGTGGAGGAGTGTACCAAGATTTAACATGGTCTTATGATAGTACAACTGGCTTATATAGTTATAGGTTTGTTACTACTACATCAGAACCAACTACTTATACAATAGATATAACAATACCAAACACTTTAGGTTTTAAATGTGAAGTTAGAGGGTCAGTATTAAAGATATATAAGGAAGATGGTTCAGACTTTGGTTTTAGCACATGGGACTCATGGGGAGACCAAGCATCAGAAGGATGGAAAGGTAGTGTTAACAAGATAACTGACTTACCTAGAGAAATGCCTTTTAATGGTGTTTATGTTGAGATTAAAGGTTCTGAAAACAATGAGTTTACTAATTACTATGTTATGTGGGACGGAGACTCGTGGGTAGAAACAAGACAACCAGATTTACCTAGAGGTAAGCTAAAAAACATGCCAGTAGCTTGTGATAGAACTGGAGCACAAGGAAATACATCAATATTTACTATTTCTAAACTTCCTTGGTCTGAGCCTAAAGTTGGTAATTTAGATAATAACCCAGACCCATCATTTGTAGGGTATCCTATCTCAGACTTATTGTTCTATAAAAATAGATTTGGAGTAGCTTCAACTGACTCTATAGTTTTAACAGAGACAGCTAACTACGAAAACTTCTATATTAAAACAGCTATTAATGTTCTTGATACAGACCCAATAGATGTAAGTTTAGCAAGTAACCAAGCAAGTAAAATATATTATACAAAACCTTTTAACAATAGTTTATATATCTTTACAAAATATGGTCAGTATGAGATGACACATGAAGGTTACCTTAGTCCTAAGACAGTTTCTATTGATAATGTTACTAACTATCCTATGGCTATTGATGTTGAACCTAGAGTTGTTAATAATAGTTTATTCTTTATATCAACTACTAACAATAAACAACAGTTAAGAGAATATATTAAGAACGAGAAGTTAACAGTTGAGGGTGTTGATTTAAATATATCTACCCCTACATATCTTGAAGAAAAGATAACACAAGTTTTAGTTAATGGTGTTCTTGGTCTAGTTTTATGTTGTACAGATACTAATGTTATCTATGTATATAATTATAAAGATAATGGACAAGAAAGAGTACAGAGTGCTTGGAGTAAGTGGGTATTATTAGAAGGACTTCCTTTTTTAGAAGGTTCTTTTGAATATGGTTTACTGGATGCTTCGTTACTAGTTATATGTAAGACAACAGAAAGCTACTTATATCATAATCTACAACTAGATGACTTAACAAGCAACAACAAACAAGATACATCAGAAGGTGGTATTTATCCTTATAAAAGTAGTATAGTACTTCCGGATTATTATCCACATATAAGTAAAATAGGAACACCTAAAGATAAGATATTATTAAAGAAAATATCAATAGAAGGTGAAGGTAGTTTTAATGCTAGTGTTTATCGAAAAGACTACAATAGAACATATGAAAAAGCTAGTACGTTAGGTCTTAGAGATTTAGACCTTCATGTTGCTAGTAAGGTGGGAAATGTTGAATTAACTATTTATGATAATAGTATTAATGACTTTAGCATTTCTTCAGTAATTATGGAGGGGTTATACTCTCCTACATCAAAAGAAGTGAGGTAGAGATGGCTATAGACACACCAGCTCAACATATTTACATAGGAGATGGGAGTACAAGAGTTTTTCGTATTCCTACTTTTGTAATTGGTGATGATTATATAAGAATAGAAATAGATGGTGTCTATCAAGCAGATAGGGCACAATGGGATGTTGTTAATAATGCTTTGATATTTATTGACCCTCCTTCTGATGGTTCTCAAATTAATATACAAGTAGCTACATCAGCTGAAGCACTAGGATTATTAGGTTCTGTTACAAACCTAGACATAGTAGCTGGTATTAGTGACCAAGTAGTAGCTGTTGGTAACAATATAGATAGTGTTAATGTAGTTAGTCAAGAAATTGATTATTTAAAAACAACATCTGATGATATTAACGAACTAGTAACATTTAAAAACGAAATAAAAACAGTATCAGACAATATATTAGATGTAAATACTGTTGAAGATAGTATTATTTTTGTAAATACTGTTGGTAGTGATTTGCAAAACAATTTTAGTAACATTACTGATTTTGGTAGTATTTCAGATGAAATAGTGGATACAAACATTGGT